CGAGGCGCACTCACAGGGACCAACACCAGAACTTGCGCGAACCGGAGCTAGGGACTCCGAGTCGGGGCTGGGGCGGCCGCGATCACGCGCAATAGTTTGAGCCCGGTACAACAATCCCAGCGGGACGCGTGCACGCCTAGGGGGATGACCCCCGAAGAACCATGCACCGGCATGGGGTTTACGGCAGAGCGCCCCCGATCCTGGGACGCTGTGTTAACCTTTGCTCAAAGGTCCCACCCCGCTGATAAGAACCCCTGGGTTCTGCCCCGATGGCTAGGCGGGGTGGTCGCATTTCTACCAGTAGCGCGTATGCCCCCGCTGGAAGATATTGAACTCCGATGGCACTAGCGGCAGTCGGTCGAGCCAGGATCGATCTCCTGATTCCAGGCGGCGAAACGTCGCCCACGCGTAGTAGTCGGCGATCTGCCCACAGGGTTCTTCCTTCACGGGCGCGAACATAATCTGGTAGGGAGTGCCGATCCTGTTCATCTCAGGCTTGACAACCTTCATGAACGCCGCCCGATGCTTCGCTGACAGGGCAGAGTCGAACACGAGCACCACCGGCGCAAACCGGCCGGCGAAGACCCTCGCAAAATACTTCGCCATTGCGCCACCGACGAGAGCGTAGAAGACCTCCGGGGAGTGCTTCGACTGGTGCGCGAAGTGCTTGTCGCAAAAGACGGTGTGGACCGCGCAAGCGTGATCGGTTGCATCCTTGCCGCAAAGCGTATCGATGAACCTCTTCCTGGTTCCGTTGCTGTTCTGCACCGCGTGGAACGGGATCTGCTGGTGCGAGCCGTTGGTGAGGAACTCGTATTTCAGTCGCATCGGCCCATGCCCGCATCGCATCGGGTCCGTGGTGATGAATGCGCTCATCACGCGGTGTTTAGTTCAGAACCGATCGGGCTGTCAGGGTCACCGATCTGCGCCTGGACGTCGGCGAGCGCCTTCGCATGCTGGGTCTCCATGTGAGACAGTCGCGCGGCCGATAACGGACGAGACTTGTCCCCATCGATCCACTCATTCGGCGTGTACGGCATGACTCTCCTCGAACTCGGAAGGTGACAGGTAGACGATGAGGGCCGCGACCAGGAGCACGGCCGCGGCCCACCGGATCATCGGGTGATGCGCGCCGCGGGCGCCGGCAGAGAAGTGACGACCGGGACACCGTCGACGATGGGAGCGGTGGTGATGATCTTCTCCGCAGGCCCGCCGAGGGTGGCAAGGACGAGCCGCAGGAGCGACACGAACGCCGCCAGCAGGGACGCCTGCAGCACGGCACCCCACTCGATATCGGACAGCAGCGTCGCGCCCACAAAGCCGGACAGCATCGCCTGCGCGAACGTCTTGCCGACACGCTCGAGCGCGGCCAGCCACCACGGCAGATCCACGCCCGCCGACTCCGGCAGTCCGGCCAGGGACGTGAGGATCGACGTGATGAAGCCGAGCGCGGCCACCGACCCCACGGTCAGCCACGGAACCTCGACGACGAGCGTCGCACCCAAGTAGGGGACGGCGACAGCGATCGCCGTGTACAGGGCACGCTTGAACGCGTCCTTCCACCAGCTGGAGCTGGTCAGCTCCGAGGTCAGCTTGCTCATGATGATGTTCCTCTCAGGGGGTTGTCGGTGTTGTCGATGTCGGGTCGTTCGCCCGGGTCGCCGCCGAGCTCGATGAGGCGGACGCGGAGGCGGGCGGCTTCCTCCTGCCAGCGGATACGGCGGTCACGTTCCCGGTCGGCGCGTTCATCCGCGGCCCGCTCCCCCGCCTCCGCGTCCGCCTGCAACGCCAGCGCATGATCACGCTGGGAGATGATGTCGTCCCGGCGACGGTCCTCCCGCCCGGACACTCCCTTGCGGGCGAGGGACACGACGGCCGCGATCTCACGGATCGCGGCACCGATCCCGCCGGCACCGAGCACGGCCACGAGGATTGCCACCCAGTTCAAATCCATACCGGCCCCCTCACCTGTGCCTGTGCGGGAAGTTCGCGGTTCGCCTCCGTAGCACTTCAGCCATTCGTGACCGGAAGTCGTGGCGGTCCGGGTCGCTGGCGAAGATCTGCAGCTCCGCCCAACGGCGGGCGATCATGCCCATCGCGACGAGGATCAGCAGCGCCGCGACCGCGGCGGAGATGCTGGTGAACGCGTACCGGCCCAACACGACCAGGTAGATGAGGATCCCCGCGAACGCGAGGACGGTGGCGGGCATCTCCAGCATCCAGTAGCGGGTGAGCCTGCCGATGAACCCGACGCCGCCGCCGACGCACAGCAGCCCGGACCAGAGGAACACGAGCCAGACCGCGCCTTGCAGTTCGCCGAGCACGGTGACGGGTGTGCCGATCAGCGCGTACACGCCGCCGCCGAGCACAGCGAAGTACACGATCAGGTCAATGACCCGGATGACCGCCTCGAACCTCCGCCGACGTTCCGGTGGGACGGGGTGACGGTCCACGGGTCAGCTCTCTGCGTTGGCGAGACGGATCGCGTCCGCTTCCGCACGCCGGGCAGCGTCGTACGCCTCCCGCGCCTCCGCCTGAATCTCGATGTACTCGTCACGGGGCACGTCGGCGGCGTAGCTGTTGGAGCCGCCGCCTTTCGCCCAGATCCGGCCCCACGCGCGGAATCGTTTCGGGTCGGTGGTGACGATGTAGCCGCGCTCGTGCTCGCGCTCACCCTTGAGGTCGGGGTGGACGAGGGACCATTCGTCGCCGCCGGTGTTCCGGTGGATGATCTTGGGGAGCATTTCTTCTTCCTCTTCCTCCGGCTCCGGTTCCGGGGTCGGTTTCGGGTTGAACGGTTCGCTCCCACCGCCAGCAGGCACGAACCAGGGGTCGCCGGTGAACTCGATGTGCCACGGCTCGTTGAACGACGTGTAACCGTTCGGGACGAACCCGTACCGGTGCGCGTTGTCACGAATCCACTGCGAGCGGGGGTTGCCGTAACGGGTGACGCCGGGATCGTTGCCGGTGTCGCGGATGTCCAGGGCCCGGTCGTTCTCATGCCTTGACGTGCCAGGCTGCGCGACCGTCCCGGCCGCGGAGATCCGATACCACAGCTGACCGTTCCACCAGCGCGTGTCGTACACGTGCCGGCCGCGGACGTTCCCTGCGGTGACGTACCGGGCGAGGAAGATCGCCTTCTGCTCCTCGTACGTGCGCGTCCCGGACGAGATCTTCAGAGTGAGGCCGGGGAAGGCGCGCTCGAAGTCGAGCCGCATGAGGTCGTACGCGCGGAGTGTGCCCGGGGCGACGCGGCATCCGTCCCGCCAGACGTACAGCTTAGGCATGGCTGGCCTCGATGCCGGTGCCGTCGCTGACGCTGACCGTGTCGTGGATGCGGACCCCGGACGCGAACACCAGCCGACCGAACCCGTCGAGCATGAACACGTCCGTCGTACCGTCACCGTCGATGTCCTCGTTGAACGGGATCATCGGCTCCGCGACACCCTCATCCGCCCACCGCGACAGTGCGGTGCGCAGCTCCTCACGGTCCGCAGCGGGCAGGTCCTGCTCGGTGACCTCACGGATGATCTGCATGACCTTCGCCCTCTCAGTCGACGTACCAGGAGCCCATGAGCGGGACCGTCGCGGACGCACCCAACGGGGGATCAGTGATGTATGTGTTGTTCACCTGCAGGTAGTGGGACAGGTCCGACAGGTAGAAGATCGTCACCGCCTGCTGCGTGGACGCGACCACCCCCGCAACGAACTTCCGCAGGTAGGTGGCGTTCGTGATGCGGAACCCGGCTGGGATCTGCACGATGGTCGCCAGCGCGCCCAGGGTGGTGGTCCGGGTGACCGCCCCACCGATATCGACCCGGTTCCCGACGCGGCGAATCCACGGCTCATACCCGACCGTCGCGCTCCACCCGCTCCCGAACGTCGTCAACGGCACATACCCGGTGTCCAGGCCACCGACGAGCACCCACCCGGAATCGTCGTGCACATACTCCAAGCCGGTGTCCAGCGCGTGCCCGGCCAGGCCGGGGCGACGGTACTCGTACGCGTTCAACCCCGCCAGCGACGCCCGGACCACACGGTTACCGACCTCGGCCGCATACTTCGCCGCCTCGGTCGGGTCCACCTTGATATCGGGCGCATCGGTGTCCTCGAAGATCGGGCGTCCCGTCGTCGAGTCATACCGGTTCACAGCCATGCTTGCCTCCTCATCGGGTTCCGGAGAACCGCAACGCACCAGACAGCGAGTCGATGTTCACGCCCGCCCACTTCGAGAAACCACTGCCGCCAGGCGCGTGCACGCCGATCCCGCCGGTGTTGTCCCTGAGCCAGTTCCCCCACGACGCCGGCAGCAGCTGCCAGCCCGAGCGCTGCCCCAACGGCAAATCCACCAGCGACCCGATCGACGGCGCCCCGGCAGGGATCGAGGAATGCGAGTGCAACCCGATCTGCGCCAACCCCAGCTCCTGCTGCAACGGCAGGAAAATCTCCGTCCGGGTCACGTTCGCGCCCTTGAGCGCGTCACGCAACCGAGACAAATACACCCAGATGCCGTCGTTCGACGTCGACGCCCACGGGTCCTTCCCCCACCACGACGTCTGATACCTGCCGGAATCGACCGCACGGACCACCAGCCCGCTGAACGCCTTCGGTGCCGGGGCGGGAGTGTCCGGATGGTCGGGGTCGTCCAGGCCGGTCACCGCGCCCTCGATGATCCCCTTCGTCCAGTCGATCGTGACCGTATCGCCCAACGTCGGGGTGTACCCGGCGCGCATATACAGCAGGTACTCCTCGTCGTCCACGGTGACCGTCGCGCGCGGGGAACCGGTGCCGGTGATCACCCCCACCTCGTTCAAGGTGGCCGCGGGGCCGGTCACCAACGGGCGGCCGTTGCGCCACTCGACCTGCACCACCATGCCCGGCACCGGCGGCGACCACCCCGCCAACGGGATACTCACCGTGTTGGTGCCGATAGACACCACCGCCTGCGTGCCCTCCCGCCGCACGAACACCGCCGTCTGCGACGACACGGACGGCATCCGCGCCGCAATGTCGGCGACCTTGTCGGCAAGCGTCATCGGAGCCTCCTACAGGTCGCGGTGGACACGCAGCGAGACGTTCATCAACGCCCCAGAATCCATCGACAGCGTCACGACCCTGCCCACCAGCGGCCGCGTCCACCCCACCAGCTCCACCACGTCACCGAGCTCGATCAGCGGGTTCACGTGGCACTGGATCGCGACGTCGTACATCTGCGACCCGATCGACAGGTCAAGGATCGACTGCACCGCCGTCTGCGCCTGCGTCGATGTGTTCACCAAGTCGGACGCGTAGTAGCGGGTGTGCCGGCCGTATGGGCCGTCCACCCGCAGATCTCCCGTGGTGACCTCCGCGACCGCGTGGATCGGGCGCCGTTTCTCGTCCTCGAAAATCCCGACGACCTCGTTGTAGACGGTGTCCGTCTCGATGTCGTTGCCGACGTCCAAGACGGTGCCCTGCACGCCCAGCCGGATCGTCGCGACCGGTTCGCCAACCTCGTCCGGGACGATCTCCCACGCCCCGACACTGTTGACCACCGCCACCCCGCCGAGGATGTCCGCGAGGGTCTGCACCGCCTCCAACCGGCCGCCCTGCTTCGCCTCCCACACCGTCGACGCCGGGATCGGCTGATCCGGCACGGTCTCCTCGACCGGCATCTCAGTGATGCGTCGCAGCTCCTCATAGCAGGACACGAACGATGGCGGCGACTCCGGGAACCGGAACCCCCACCGGCGGATATCCTCCGCCAGCGACAGCAGCTTCACCGTGACGCGGGAAGCGATGACCGTCTCCTGCCCGTTCACGTCAGCGGTGAAGTCACGCGCCTCTGGGACGGACTCCACCCGGAAGATCCCCAGTGACACCCGCTCCACGAACTGACCGGCGCTGATCTCCATCACCAGCTCGAGGCGGGCTCGGAACGGAGAGAGGACGCCCTTCGTGCCGACCGGGGTCAGCGACTCACCTGCTGTCGACTGGTGGACCACCGTGCCTGAGCCAGACAGTGCCACGGCCGACCCGAGGTCACCGTCCAGCGACCAGGACTCGAACGCCAGCTCGTAGTCGAGCCGGTCGGACCCGTGGAACACGTACACGAACAGGCGACGCGTGAAAGACCCCGACAGCACCTCCAACAGTTGCGGCGAATGCTGCCTCATCGAATCCCCCTCATTGCAGCGCGTACCCGGCCAGGTCGTACCTGCGGTTCACGTCCACCGCGCGCGCATGATCGTTGTTCAACTGCGCGGCCGTCGACCCCGCGTAGAACGCGTTGATATCCGCCGCCGTCAGCAGTGGGATGAACAGACCCGGCGTCGGCGGTTCCGCCTCATCACCGACCATCGCCTGCGCCGTCCAGCCCTTGCGGAACCGCACGTTGATGTCGCGTTCGATGATGTCCTCTGTGCCGAAGAACAGCGGCCGCGGGATCCGCATCGGCTCATCCTGAAGACCAATCCGGATGCAGATCACCGGCACAGAAGTGGTCGAGTAGTCCCCGATGAGTTCCTGAATCTTGTCCGCGATCTCCAGATCGGGTGCGAACACGTCGAACTGCAATCCCGCGAGACCCTGCCGAGGTTCCGCGAGCCCAACCGCGAACCGACGCCCCCGTGGTCGTGACCACTCGACGGGCACCGGCCTGGACAGCTCCTGAGCTGTCGATGCCAGCGCCTTCACCTTCACGGCGCCCTGCGGGTTCAGCGGGTTATGCAGCCACGTCGAATCGGAAATCAACCCAGTACCGACAACCCATGCCCCCGGCGGCAGATCATCATCGGGCGCGAGCGACTCCCCGGGAGCGAGCCCCGCCACGACATCGCCCAGCAGCGTCGGGTCTGTGAACCCCAGTGAGAAACCGGCATCGTCGAACATCTCCGCCCGATAAGTGACGGGAATGTTCAGCGGGCACTCGAAGTCGATCCGGGACAAGGTTCCGGCCGTGACGGCGCGCACCGCCCCGCGCACCTGGTATTCGCGTCCCCCCGCCGATCGCAACACCGTCACCGTCGCCGTGTCCGGGTGAAGCTCCTCGAAGAACACCTCCACCCGCGGGCACGGCGACTCATCGATGTACGGCGTCAGAGTCGGTGCGTATGGCATCAGCGAACCACCCTCCCCCGACTCACGGTCCGGCTTGCCGCCGAATCAGCGGCGCTGATCCGGCTGTCCGCACGTTGATCGACACGAGCGAGCAAGTACTCACCCGTGAACGGGTTCTGCACGTACACCGCCGGAGCGCCCACCGCCTGCGACCCTGCGACTGCGGAGTAGGCGCCGCGCATCGTCGAGCTGATCCGGACCGACGGCTTGTATATACCCGACTCGAACTGCTCGACCAGGGCCGCGCCGCCGTGCCGGATCCGTGTCCATCCCGATCCGGAGAACGGGCCACGTTTCGCCGGCGATGATGGGAAGAATCCGCCCACCCAGTCCATAAGACCGCCGAACGCGTCGCCGACTGCGCCGAACATCGACATCACGCCGTCGATGAGCCCCTGAATCAAAGCCACCCCGGCCTCGAACAGAGCCGGGATGATGCTGAGGATCGCGTCGACGATCACCGGCCCCATCTTGATCAGCGCGTCGATCAGCTTCGGAATGATCTCCGGCAGCGCCTTGATCAGTGCCGTAAACAGTTGGACCGCGGCCTTGATGAGGACCGGGATCATGCCGATCAGCGTCGTCACGATCTGCGGCAGCATTCCGATCAGCGCGACTATCAGCTGGGGGATCGCCTCCAACAGGCCGAGCACGAGAGCGAGGAACACCTCGACTGCCGCGATCAGCAGTGTCGGGATCATGGCGATCAGCGTTTCGAGGATCTGCGGGAGCATGTCCACGAGCGACTGGATCAGCTGCGGGATCATCTCCACGAGCCCGAGCACGAGCCCGAGGAACAGCTGAATCGCGGCCTCGATGATCGACGGCAACATGCCGAGGATCGTCGTCAGCAGGGTCGGTAGCAGTTCGAGAACCGCCGTCACCAGCATCGGAATGATCGTCACGAGCGCCTGGATGAGCCCCATGAAGAGCTGGATGCCGGCCTGTAGAAGCTGAGGGACCATTCCCAGCAATGCGGCCACCATCTGCGGGATGACCTGGACAACTGCTGATATGAGGGCGGGCAGCGCCTGCGTTACCGCGCCGACGAGCGACAGCAGGAGAGTAACCACGCCGTTCAGCAATATCGGCAAGTTAGCGGCGAGCGCGGTGATCAGCTTCGGCCAGAGCGTCGTGACCAGTCCGACGACCGTCTCGATGATGCTGTTCAGCATTCCTGGCAATGCAGATGCGAGCGACTCGAATCCGGCCGCCAGGGTGTCTGGCTTCACGAGCGTCAGGGCCGCGAACAATCCGATCGCGATGCCCAGCGGGCCGGTCAGGCCGCTGAACATCCCACCGATGATCGGCAGTCTGGTCAGCAATGATCCGAGCACTCCGAGTACCCCACCTATTACCGGCGCCAGCGCGGCAAACACGCCGGTCAGTCCGGAGAAAGCGGACGTGTCCGCCCCGCCTTGCTTGAAGGCATCGAAGAACGCACGGAGCCGTTCTGTGGCCGGTTCGATGACACCGACGATCTTCTCGCCGATGAGCGTCGCGAACGGTTCCACCCGTGCGATGACTGCGTTCACGCCGTCCTTGACAGTGTCAAAAATGAGCTTGAACGCCGGGAACACTCCGCCGAGCAGGGTCGCGCCCAGACGCGAGAACGCTGACCGCATGTTCGTCAACGACGAGGCCGTGACCTCACCGACCTCGCGCGCCATACCGCCGACAGCATTTCGGACGGCGTTCTCGTACACGTCAGCGGTGATCGCGCCCTGCGAGGCAAGATCGCGCACACCATCCGTCGTGGTGCCGAGTTCGTCGGCGAGCGCCTTCCAGATCGGGATCTGCCGATCCGCGAGCTGGTTGATCTCCATCGTGTAAGCGCGTCCCGAGGTGCGCACCTTGCCGAAGATCGACGCGATCTCGTTTACCGGCGCGCCCGACGCGGTCGCCGCTCCCTTGATCGCCTCCAAGTAGCCGACGAGCTGCTCGCCCGGCGCGACCCCGGCAGTCATCGCCATCGCTGCAGCACCAGCGAACTCGTCGAGCGTGAACCGCGTGTTCTGCACCGCGTCCTCGGCGATCTTCATCGCAGACGCGACATCCTCGACAGAGAACCCGAGGCCACGCATCTTCGCTTGAGCCGTCTCAAGGTTCGACAGGCGCGAGAACCCGCCCACGAGAGACGCACCCAGCGTCGCCGCGACAACAGCGCCCGCGACCTTGAACGTCGACTGCACGAATTGCGCAGCATCCCCGGCAACGCGCTTGACGCCGGCCATCGCCGACGACCACGCAGACGAGAGGCCGGAGCCGACCCGCGAGACGGCATCCTGCACGGCGCCCCAGCCTCGGCGCGTCGTTGACGCGGCTTGCTGGGATGCGTCTGCCGCCTTGCGCTGCGCCGTCGCAAGTCGATCGGTCGACGCGCGCGTCGCGTCCTGGAGCGTCGTGAAGGAACGCTTCGATGACGCGAGCCTTTCCTCGGCGCGGATCACCTGCGACGAATCGGCGGCGTACTTGCGGCGCGCCTCGGCCAGCTGAGCTTCAGCGACCCGGACCTTCCCGGCAGCGTCCTGCTCACGAAGACGCGCCGTGGAGACCTCGCGCGCCGCCTTCGCGACATTCGCGGTCAGCTCCTTGGAGGCTGCCGCGCCAGCACCGGACGCCTCACGGTTGAACCGCGACTTGAACCCACGGCCCGCGGCGGCGCCCGAATCGGTGCCCGCCTTCGACATGCCCTTCTGGAAGCCGCGGGCGGCATCCTTCGAGGACGCGTCGACCTCGCTCGTGACTCGCTTCCGGAACCCTCGCAGGGTAGGAACGATCGCAACTTCGCCTACGCCGACCTGAGACGCCATGCAAGCACCTCCCCGGCGCGGTGTGCGCTACTCGTCGCGGAACGCGGAATGCGCCGCCAGATACTCGGCGGCCCTGTCGTACTCCTCCGGCGTGACCGGAGCGATCTCCGGTCGCCGCGTGAACGGTGCAGGCAGCTCGATCGGCTCCGGCAGCTCGTCCTTGTCGCGGTTCATGTTCATGAACCACTCGGCATGGAGGATCGCTGCGAAGTCCGCCTGCGATGCCGCCAGATGGAGTCCCGCGAGATCCGCGTACAGATGAGACCCCGTCTCCCGCATCAGCTCAGCGATCAGATCCGCCGCCTCACCCCAGGGGATGCCGACGCCGAGTTCGGACAGCGGCATTCCCAGGTAGTGTCGGAAGTCCCACGACAGCGCCGGTCGGTGCTCCTCTACGAATGTGAGGAGCGCAACAGTTCCCCCAGGCGGGCCTCGTTCTTCTCTTCCCACGCCTGGAAGTACCGTAGTGCGGCTTCCATAGCGTCGACGAAGTCCGCGTCGAGAAGACGTTCGACTGTGGCGTCGTCGCCGAGGATTGTGAAGAGCTTGACCATCTGCTCGAGCTCGTCGGCGTCGCCGATGGACTGCATGTCGCGCACGGTGCGCGCCGACAGCTTGATGGGTGCGGCCAGCTCCCAGCCGTCGTCCATCTGCGCGTAGAACGTGGCGCCGGCGACGAAGTACTTCGGCTTCTTGCCCTTCGCGGGCGGGTTCTCGAAGACGGGCAGCGGCTCACGCTTGGGCGCGTCCTCCGCGGCGTCGGGGGTGACGAGATCTTCGGCTTCGGTCGTGGACATGGTGGATGCTCCTTCGTGGATGTCGTGGATGTGGATGTGTGGATGAAGGGCGGAGTCGGTGCATCCACATCACCGACCCCGCCCGGCCTGTCAGGACTCGACGTCCGGCGGGTAGATCACGGCCTCACGGAAGTGGCCGTTGTTGATGAGCGCCGACCGGTTCGTGCGGAATGTCACCGCGTAACCCTGGACGGTGCCCCGCTCCGACTTGTCCTCCTTCACCGTCTGCACGGTGCAGTTCGGTGCGATGCGACGGCGGATCACGAGGTTCTTCGCGACCTCCTCGCTGTACAGCCAGTACGTGTTGGGGTTCGAGCCCAGCTCCACGTCGATGACGCCGTACTGGTCGGGCACCTTGCCCCACACGAGCTCACGCACGACCGGGTCGGTCTGCGCGAGCGTGACGGCGAGCGTCGCTTCGACCTGACCGGAAGGCAGCGTGTACCCGTCCTGCCAGAACTCGATCGCGTCGCCGGACGGCTCGCCAGTCCAGTCGAACCCGCCGTCCTGCTTGATCAGCCCGACCTTCCGCACGCCGACCGGGAGCTCGAACTCTGGCGCTGCGAGAACAGACGGCATCGGGACGGGGGTGGCGTTGGGACCGAATCCGAGGAAGCCCGTGACCGGCACGAACACCGAGGAAAGGTCGTTGCCAGCACTGTCAGCAACCATTGGTGTCTCCTTCATGAGAAGACCCCCGCTCATCACGGGGGTCGGGTGTGTTGGATGTACCGGTCAGGACGGGATGCCCACGACCGACAGCGTCACCGCCATGTAGCGGCGCGCATATGTGGATGGATCGTCCACGGCGTAGGGGCCGAGGAAGCTGGTGACGGCGGCGACCGGGTTCCCGGGCTCCGCACGTGGGGTCTGCTTGATGATCTTCTTGACGATGACGGAGAGTCGGCGAGCTGGTTCCGGATTCTGCTTCGATCCGGCGAGCACGCTCACTCCGAGGGAGCAGTCCCCCGTGAGCAGTTCGCCGTCAGCTATGCCGTCATCCCGGATTACGATCTGCCACTTCGGTGGCGTCTGGTTCGGGTTCGACGGTGGTGGAGACCACTCCCTGCCGGCGATCCAGCCCTGCGCGACCGTGAACTCGGGGTCGGCGAGCGCGGAGAGCTTCGCACGGATCTCGTCGGCCATGAACTGTGGCACGTTCGGATCGGATGCGACTGCGATCATGAGCCACCTCGAGCCGTAGACCGCAGCGCGCGTACGAGGTTCCCGGTGCGTGCCTCGATGAGCATCGACTTCTCGTCTGTGGCTTGCACGATCCCCACGACGCGCTTCTGCCGCTTCGATCGGGCGACGATGCCTCGCTTATAGTCGCCTTCATCGACGGGCGCTGATGCCTGCGCAGCGGCGGCGACTCGCTTCGTCGGCTCCATCACGAGCGCCTCGACCTGCGGAGAGACGAGCAGTTGATCGAAGAATGACTGGTTGTACTTCATGGTCGCCGCCTCTCATCCGACCGCGCGCCGCAGCGGCACCTCGCGGTCTGGCTGCCAGCCAGTGAACGGGTTCGTGTCAGCGGCCGGTATCCCGTCGACCGGATACTGCGGGCCGGTCGTCCCTTCCCTAATGCGGTCGCCGAGTTGCACGTCGGCATCTGGTGCGCAGTACAGCGACTTCGCTTCGAGCGCCCCCGTGCGAGTCGCGTCACCGAGAGTCGACGTCGACGACTGCGCGATGAACGCGCCATCGATCGGGAGCACGTCCGGGTCGTCCCAGTCGCCGAGGACGTAGGTCTGCGACATCGGGTCCCATATCTGCTTCGGACGCAACCGATACACGGTCACGCCGCTCTCGAACTCCATGGGACTGTCAGGACCGCCGATGTCGTCGAGCCAGCCCATCACGACCCCCAGTTCAGCGCGTACGGCGCCAGGATCGCCTTCTCGGATTCGAGGAGCGGCAGACTGACCGCTCCGCCGTCACGGCCGACCGCTACCTTCTGTGCTGCCGGCCCTATCGACTGTTGAACGACGTTGCTCGACGCGGCGGCGCGCTTGGTGAGCTTGACGATCAGCGCCGCGACCGCCGGCACTTCCTCGATGTTGAATCCGTGCTGGAGCGTGATCTCGACTGCGCCGACGTCGCACGACCATCCGGAGGCAAGCGTGATCACACCGGATCGGCGCGAGAACTTCACGTCCGCGGTCACATCTCGGCCGTCGTTGAGCGCGGACGTGATGTTGCGGATCCGCTGGGATGGGAGCAGCAGCCTGGTGCCGCCGCTCCCGTCCAGCACGAGCGTCTCGGTGATGATGGGCGCGACGTGCCACCCGCAGTGGTCACGGATCGCTCCGTTCGCTGCGTTCAGCCAGAACGCAGGGTTCACCTGCGTCTCTGCCTTGACGATGGGTTCGATCGCCACGCCCATCACCACCTCTCACTACTTCGTCGCGGGTCGCCGCGACTTGTTCTTCGGGCGCACCGGCTTCGCGACCGGGGCCGCCTCCTTGGCGTCCTCAGCCGCCGCCGGCACGGGCCGCTCACCGATCAGGCCGCGAGCGACCGCCTCGTCGAAGCGGTATCTCACGCCGTCAATGACGACCACGTCTCCGGCAGCCACGATCAGCTCTCGACGCTGCCGCGGTGACCGAACACGAGACGGCTCGGCTTCCAGATGACCTGCGCCGCACGCAGCTCGCCGCGCACATAGGTCAGGTTGCGCTGGGCGTAGTCCTTGTGCTGGTTGAACGCCAGCACGGACAGACCCTCACGGTCGAGCAGAGCGACCTGCTTGAAGTCGCCCAGCAGGAACGAGCCCGGCTCGATCTTCTCCGAGACGACTCGCGGGCGACCCCACAGCGTCGGCACGCCAGCGCCGAACGGGCCCTGGCTGTAGAAGCGCTGCTGACCGTCCTGCATCAGGTCGATCTCTTCATCGTCCTCGGGGGACACGACGATCGCCTGCACGCTTCCGCCGATGCGAGTGACCTTCGTGATTGCGCGGCGAGCCGCCTTCACGAGATCGATCGCGCCTGCTCCGGTGAACTCGTGGTCCTGGACGCCAGTCGTGTGCAGGATGCCCTTCGGCTCCCCGTTCAGACCGGTGCCGTTGAGGAGCTTGTCCTCCACGACCGCGTCGAGCGAGTACCGCAGTTCCTGATCCATGTAGGACGCGAACGCGGGAGCGTCGGCGAGGAGCTGATTGGTGACGTCGTAACCATCCGCGTAGGTGTATACCTTCGCGTCGGCCAGTTGCGTCGTCAGCTCCGACTTCGGCTTGAGCGTGTCCGTGTCGTCGTCGCCGGTGTTCTCCGGGACGATGGCCGCGTTCCGGGTGACCGAGACGACCTGCACGTACTCGAAGTTGCCGCCGGTCTGACCTCGCGAGATCAGGTCGAGCAGCGTGAGCGCCGGACGGTCGATCTGGTCGACCATCGGCACACGGATGTTCTGGATCCGCGCGTCGCCGGTGTCGATCGCCGCCTTGCGGTTCGCGAAGAACTCCTTCATCGTGCCGATGCGGACGCGGTCGATGTTGACCGGCGACCCCTGACCGATGCCCGAGGGGTTCGCTTTCGCGAACGCCTCGTAGGCGGCCGACTTTGTGAACCGCTCCCCGAGCGGCACGCTCTTGAAGTCGTCGGGGTTGTCCTCGGCATCGTCGCTCGATTTGCCGAACTCGACGAGGTCCTTGAGGGACTTCTCCGACGCTTCGATCCGCTCGATGCGGGTCTTGAGCGCGGTGACTTCGGCGCCCTTGGCCTCGATCTCGGTGAGCTCGTCGTCGGTGAAGTCACGCTCCTCCGACTTCGCCTTTGCCTGCATGCCGAGGAGCTCCTTCTGGAGCGCCGCGAGCTGTTCCTTGAGGTTCACGATGTAACCCCTTCCTGCCGCTACTGGGCGGCGTAGATGGTGATGTGTCCCTGGTGCTGCGCGGACGGTCCGGTCTTCGGCTCCTCGACCTTGGCCCGTTCGGGCTCCTCGGCCTTGGCGTCGGACGGCTCGTCTGCCGTTCCCTGGTCTTCGACGGACGGTGACCCATCGGGAGCCTCGTCCGTTTCGTCCGTCTTTCGACGGGCGTCTTCATCCGCCGCGAGAACCGCGTCACGCGCGGCCTTCACAGCGAGAATCTCTGTCTCCTGGTTGGCGCCGACCGGCACCACTGACACCTCGTGGATGAGCAGCTTCCGCAGCTCGTAGTAGGAGCCGCCATCTTCCGGCTTGCGCTCCACCCACGCGGCCTCGACGATGTCGTACGCGAAGCTCATCTGCCGGACCAACCCCGCCTTGAGCAGCGCGTGCACCTGCTTGGCATTGTTGGTTTCCAGTAAGGTGCAGTCCACCCACAGGCCGCGCTCGTCCTCTCTGGCTTCGACGGTCTTCCCTATGAGCATGAACGGGTCATCCATCCGGTGTCGCCAGTACAGCGGGATGCCGTCACCCTTCGTGCCGTACTCCTTCAGGCTGTCCTCGAAAGCGCCCTTGACGACCATGTCGCCGTACGAATCGACGACGTCGAACGTGGACGCGTACGCCTGGAATCGTCCGTCGCCGTCTTCGCCGATCGCCTTGATCTCGACGTCAACCGTCTTCGTCAGCATCGTCATGAGATGCCCCTTCCGTGAGGAGCTCTCGCTCCATCTGGTCGTTGATCAGCCGTGCGATCGCGTGCGGCTGTGGCGCTCCTGCCTTGGTGAGGTCCTCTGCTAGCTCCCGATCCCACCGGTCGCGGTCCCACCAGTCGAGGACGCCGGCATGCTTCTGCGAGAGCGCGACATGACGCTGCCGCTGCTGGAACTTCAGAACGACGCGATCAAGCGCCTTCCCGTCCTGCGGTGAGGCCTGGCCGCCGATGAGGACGTTCAGCGGAGTTACCAGATCATCTCCCCCGTCAACCTGCGGGAGGTTCAGCATCGGTCGGGCTTCGTTGCGGGTCATGATCGGCGCGCCGACAGCGGTCGATAGGTAGTCGATCTGCTCCTCGAACGATCCGCGCATCTTCGCCTCGATGGCCGCTTCGATGTACACGTCTCGGTTTGGTTCGATCAGCGGCACGAGCGTCGCGTTCAGCGCCTGCTGCCACGCGTCGTAGTACGGCCCCAGGTTCGGCCCGTACAGCATCTCCTTGAACGCTTTGATGTTCGCGAAGGTGCCCTCCCGGGCGCCGACCAGCTCCGGTGCGATGAAGTACGCCGAGGCGACCTCGATGTCGGTGAGCTTCCGCCCTTCGAGGTCCATAGTGTCTCGCGGGCGAAACGCGTTCACCTCCTTGAGCGTCATCCCGTCCTCGAGGATCGGAGTGCCACCCTCCTGGCCGCCACCCTTCACGAACGCTTGCCAGGACTGCTTGAACCGCTGGAACGGCCCCTCCTCGAACCTCCCAGCCGATGCCGGACGTTCGATAACCTGCGGCACTCGGGCGCCGTTCTTCCAGACCGAGCGACGGTAGGCGACAGCCTCGCGGGACTCCTCCAGGATGTCCTGCAGCGTCCGCAACGGGCTCGTCCCGTTCGCGCCGCGCTCCGAATAGCCGACATCGATGAGATACCCGGCAGGGTCATGCTCAACCGTCCGACCCTGGTCGTCGGTGATCTTGACCTTCTCGATCTGCCCCAGCCAGTCGCTCTTGAACCGTACTCGGCGCGCCGGGATGCGTGTCAGCGAGAACCCGTCCGGGTGCTCGTTGATCTTCGCGCACCAGCGATCATGCAGGAGCCCGTCGATCAGCAGCGACTCCCAGAAGCGGTACGCTGTCACGCCCGGGGCGCGCGTCGGCCGACGAAGCAGCTCGGCCAACTTGCCATCGCGGAGGCGGTTGCGGTCGTTGTTCTCTGCACGCTCGAACGCGTGCAGCGGCGTCGATGCGAGCTGGCGGGCAACGAACCCGACCACCTTCCGTACAGACGGCTGATTCCTCCATGCCGGCCCATAAGTCAGCAGGTCCGACCAGTCGGACAGCGAGACAGGCGGGTCGACGACCTCGATCGTCGTCCCAGCCCGCTCTGTGTATGCGCCCAGGTCGGCGAGCGTCTCGAAGTACGCCATCACATCACCGCCTGCACGTAATGGATCCGCTGTGCTGGGATCAGCACGGCACCGACGATCGGCAACGGCTCAGGACGGTCTACGTCCTCGCCGTCAACGATCGTCACGAATGATCGGGTAGCGGACTCGAGGATGCCGCGCACGCTGGCCCCGTCCGAGACGACCACCACGCGCTGCCCAGTGAGTACCTTCAGTTCGCGCACGTCCACCTCCGTCTCAGATGACCAGCAGGCCGTGGTCCTCGTACGCCGACTCTGGTGGCTCTTCGCTCTCCGTGGTCAACAGGGCGTAAAGTGCCATGGTCACTGCGACGATCGGTGAGATGTCGACCGGCGCCTTGTCCCGGTCCCATACCGGCATGCCACTCAGCGGGCGGGTCGTGCCGTTCTCCACTGCCATGTCGAGGATCGGCTGTCCGCGGTGCCTGAGCATCCCGTCCCGGACGGCGTCCTTCAGCCTCCCCGCGGAGTTCAGCATCGGTGTGCCGGTGATCTCGTGCACGGTGAACCCGGCTCGCTTCAGCGGCTCGACGAGGTCGGCGGCTGGGCATCCGCGCCCCTGTAGCGCGACCTCGGTGATGCCTGTCTTCTCGCTCACCTTCATCAGGTGATCGACGACCCACATCATGCCGGGCCGTTGCGCTATGACCTCGACGTGCGCGAGATCATCGGTGCGGTAACCCGCAACCGAGATGTACGACATCTTGCGGTCTCCGGACACATCCACGCCCAGGACCTGCCGGGACCCGGCAGCGATCCTTGATCCCTCGTACACGAGTGCGCCCCGTTCGTCGACCTCCGGCGGGTCTGCGCTTTCGGCCCACTCCCCGAAGTCGAGATACGGCGTGATCGTCGCGGTCACCCACTGGCCGAGGACCTCGATCTTCTCGACGTTCTTCTCGCGAGCGTCGGCCGCCGCCTTCATGAGCCCGGCGATCGTCATGCCCGGCAAGTATCCGGCAGACGGGTTCGCCTGCCGGAAAGCGATCGGATCGTCCAGCGCGGCGTCCGGATGCGCGGACCACTCCGCTACGAACCATTGCGTCTCCGGGTCGTCGGTCCCCTCATGAGCGATGTCGCGGACATCCTTGAGGACCTTCGACCGGGCCGTGCCGGCGTTCGAGAATGCGACCAGCAGCGAGTCGTACATCGCGTTCGCCGACTTCTCGATCGACGACCAACCTTCGTAGTCGTACTGCTGCCGCAGCTCGTCGAGCATCAGCCGTGCGGCCGAGTGGCCGCGAGCGCCGTCGAATGTACGAGGCAGGTACGTCGAATCGCCGTGGGTGCGCAGCTCGATCTCGCCGTTGACCATGCGCGGTTTGTACGTGTACTGCTGCAGCATCGGCACGCGATCCGTCGCGATGCCGAGCTTGAAGTCGTCGGGCGCGCCCCAGCGGCGAACCTGCTTCCACGGCTTCATTGCAATGTCGAGCTTCTGCGCTGCGCCCACGATCACGAAGTCCTTCTCGGGCAGTTGCTCCGGCCACCGGCCGGAGTCGACGTACAGCCAGAACGCGGCGAGGATCGACCCGATCAGCGTCTTGCCGTTCTGGCGGCCGATGATGACCAGCGCCTTGCGGAATCGAAGCGTCCCATCCTCGTTCAGCTCGAGCATGTGGAGGAGCAGCCACTCCTGCCAGGGGAGCAGCTTCACGCCGAGCACGTCACGCGCGAAGTCGATGACCTCGAACCCGCGAGATGTCTCCGGCGTCAGCGGGCGGAGAGGCTTCGTGAAGATACGGGGCTCCGTGATGCCGAATGCATCTCCCACGGGCACCCCCACAAGATCAACGCTGGGCGAGCTTCTTTCTCATCGCCGCGATCTCATTCGGCGGCGCCTTCGGCGTACTCGCGGATGCCGCGACAGGTTCGGGAGGCAACAGCCCCAGCTGATCGATGTACTTCAGGAAGCTCGCGATCGATACGTTGTCGTTCGCCGGCACAGCCGGACGGCCCTTGCCCTGCGCGGCGTCGTCGAGTGCCCACTCGACGATCACGTCCCACGCATCGATCTTCCGCGCGAGTGCACGCGCAGCGGCGACGGCTGCCGAGTCGCGCGCCCCCAGGTGCTTCGCGTTCCGGATCGACCGCTCCAGCGCATCCGACACCGACTCGTGAATGAACCGATAAGCCATCGTGCACCTACTCTCGCGCGCGACCCCCTATCAGCCGAGCCGGAGGGGGAGGAACAG